CTGCAAATCTATCTTCTTTCATAGCTAGATAATTAATTTTACCTTTTATAGAGAGCTCTCTGTGATACCTTACTAAGGTTTCGTCTTTGTTTTGAGGGTTTTTGAACTCGTTCTTTGTCCATCCTTCACCCTGATCTTCTTTTGAAGATATGTAGAAAGTACCTTTTTTAACTTTCACTGTTTTTAAATCTTGTGCCATTTTTTATATATTTGGTTTATTTTGTGTATTCAAAGATACAACATTATTACCTACTGTGCAAACTTTTTTACTAAATCTGACACACTATCTGTAACTTCTATCACCTCTCCGTCTATGTCTAAGAATGTAATTTTTTCTTCTCCTTTATCTGTAATTATTACTCTGAGGTCTTCCCTAATATATTTTTTGTAGGTAAACTCTTCAAAATCTTCGTCCATTAGATACTCTGTAATTACATTAGGGTCCGTAGTTTCTTCGTCTAGGCCTAGTGCACTTTTTTGTTCTCTTGTAAGACCACCATCTTCGTCCTCTAATCTTTCAAAGAGCTCTCTTTTTTTGATATCAATTTTCTCTTTCTTTTCTTTAGTAAGTCTACTGTCTATTACTTCGACTTCTATAAAGCCTGTTGGTGTTCCTGGATTTCTCATAATCTGTTTTTTGTTTTTAGATTGTACTGATTAAAAATAAGATAATAGGAAGCACAATAGTTGCAAAGTAATCCCAAGGATCCCCGTCTGATGTCTTAACTTTTTTACCGTTAACTATTTTTGTTCTGATTAGGTCATCGTAAAGTTCTTTTGCGCCTCCTGCTGATATAGCAAGTAATAAGCCTACATAGGGTGCAAATAATAAAGCTCCTGCAATATAAATCAATGTACCTACAATCAAGTGATACAGTTTATCCCGTTGCCATAAGTGATTTAGTAGCCATTTTAATAAACTTTCTTTTTTAACTTCTTTCATAATTTTTATTTAATTATTGTTTATACTCTATTTATTTTACACTTGACCACCATCGCCAATAGTCCAGCTACGGTCCTCTGTTAATATATCTCTGGCAACTTTACCTGTAAAATTATATTTTGAATTACCCCCACCAAACACAACTTGAATGTTATTGTTAAAATTTTCCATATCAACTAAAAGTTGTGAATATCGTACTGTGTTAAGTGTATTGCCTTGAAACATAACATTGCCAGAAGTTAAACTACTAAAAGTCATACCAGATGGCAAGGTTGTTAATGAACTTTGTCCAAACATACTATCAGAAGTCCTCAAATTATTTAAAGTCATGTTAGAAGGAAGAGATGTTAAAGGGGTAGCTAAGAACATGCCATTACCAGAAATTAAAGCCTCTAAAATCATATTAGGAGGCAAGGTTGTTAAAAGGTTACTCCTAAACATTGCATTACCAGAAAGTAGTTTATTTAGTTTCATGGCAAAAGGTAAAGATGTTAAGGAATTATCATAAAACATAAAAAGTCCATTTGTCAAATTGTCTAGAGTAAGTGTATCAGGTAAAAATGTTAAAGAACACTCATTAAATAAAGATGAACCATCTGTTATAGAATTTAACCAAGTTATATCATCTGCTATTTGAGTTAAATTTGAACAGCCTGAAAATAAATCGGTTCTATCATCTTTAAAAACACCCCAGTTATTGATCTTTAATAGTTTAAATCTATCCCCACTATAATTAAATCTAATTCCAGTAAAGGGGTTTGTTTCTTTTGCATTAACCTCTAAAACATAAATTCCAGAACCGTTTGAAAAAGTTATAGTTTGTTCATCTGATAGATCACTAAAAGTTTGAATAACTAAGCCTTCTTGTTTTGCAACTACATCATAATCTCCTAAAGCACCTGTAAATTGGAACTGGTCTAAATTAGATACACCTGTTTTTGAGGTATCAACTTCTATAATAAAAGACTTATTTGGCTTTAACTTCGGATACTCTAATCCTAGACCTATTCCTATTTGCATAATCTATTATTTCTTCTTTTTAATTATTTTCTTTATCTTACCATTTTCAGTTCTTGCATATCTTGCCTCAGAAGTTTCCCTTGAAGGAATTTCGGTGCCATAATATTTTTTACCGCCATACATCCAGCTTACTCTCTTACCCTTTGCCATTATTGTAGTTTTTAAGTTGATAATTAATCATCATTCCATTACAACCAAGAGCCTCAGCATGTTCTAAATCAGTTTCTGTATCGGCTTCTACTGGTTGAAGTATTTTTCTAGCATGTCTTATTGCAGACTTTGCTAGTTCTTTTACATCCATAGGCTTTTTCCAATTCTCAGGTGGATACTTAATGTTTTCAGCCATCCTAACAGCCATAGCATCTATATACTCCCAGTCTAGTTCTGAGTAATCTATCTTATCTTCTGACTCTTTAATACCTTCTTTTTCTGTAGATGCGCTCCAAGTATTGTTAGTACTAAAAGAATTTAATACTTCACGGTTTTGCTTTTCTATCTCTCTTTTGAGCTTTTCCCCGAACTCTTCATCGTTTGTCAAATTCATTATTTATTCTTGTTTAAAAAGTCTACGTACTTGTTGTTAATTAATACAATCATTTTATTTCTCATTTGGTAGTTATCTCCTAAGACCATGACACCTATTCCCTCTATGCCTGATACGATGTCTACAAACGGTAAAAACCCACTGTTTCTAATGTCTGACTGTAAGGCATCTCCATTTATAAATAGTTTACTTGTATCAGATACTCTTGTTACTACCGATATAAGTTCTTTTAAAGTTAGGTTTTGAGCCTCCTCTAATATAACTGCCGATCTTTTTAGTGTCTTACCTCTAAGAAAACCAACGTGCTCAAAACGAACTGCTTTTTTTACTTTAGTAAGTACTGGCCCAGATACCATATCTTTTAAGTTATCAAAAAATGCTTCTTGATAAGGTTCCAATTTCTCTTCTGCCTCCCCTGGTAAAAACCCAATACCTGCACCTATTTCAACAGCACTCCTTATATGGATTATCTCACCAAACTCTCCTGATAGAAAACCCTCTACTGCCCTATACAACTGTATAAAACTTTTACCTGTGCCTGGAGCACCTTTCAGTATTGATATTTCATTGGTCTTTAAAAAGTTACTAACTACTTTTTGATTTGGTTTAAGTTCTACTCTAAAATTATCTGCATTTAGTGAAGACTTTGACTTAGTACCTTTTCTTTTAGACATATAGATGATTTTATTTACGGTAAAGATAATACTTTTTATAGCGACATAAAAATAAGTTAATAGTTATTTTAAATCTTTATGAAAGTATTTTCCAAGTATATTCTCGTTCCAAGAGTTATTGTTTTCTTCTATTACTCCGTTGCATATTTGATGCTTTGTTTCATAGTAAGACATCTGTTTACTGTTTTTACAAACTTGGATTATTTCTTTGCTGTACTTTAAACCCTTTTTTATATTTGCATTTAGGTCCACATTGGAGCCAGTATACTTTTGCCAATTGGTTTCTTTTTGTACTTTCTTTTTGTATCTCCAAACAACGCTTCCCTTTTTTGACTTTGCTTTATTCTTTGTCTTAGTCACAGGGAAGCCTTCTTTTTTTAAATTGTCATATACATTTTTAGAGACTTCTGTATTAAGCTTAGATACTAAAGACTTTTTACCTATGTAAAATTTGCCGTTCTCATCTTCTATTCTATAAACAAATCCAACTGTATCTTTAGGTAAGTCTTTTATCGACTTTACTTCTTTGCCTCTGTATGTCCAATTCATAGTTCTACTATCAACTCTCTTATTTTAGTATTTGCTACTGCTATTGTTTGTTGATCCCCACTACATACTTTTATCACTTCTGTAAGTGTTTTTATAACTTCAATTACTTGTTGTTTTTTCGTATCCATAATTCATTTTTATAATACAATCTTTTTTTCTTTAGGTGCTATTGGTGTTGGGTTTGGCCTTACAAGCCTATCTTGCTCGTGTACCCACCCAATAACGTCTGTCTCTTCTCTAAGAAGGAATGCTGGGTCTCCATTTACAGAAATCATTCTGTTAGACAAGTCTAGAAATTTAGCGTTCATAATAACCTCGTCTCCAACTTTACACTCCATGTCATACTCTCTGGTATTGTCTCCTACAGCAGTCACTAAGGCTCGTGAATACATTTGCATTTCTTTGGCCTGATGAGGCATAATGATACCTCCTGCGGTTTTACCTTCTTGCTCTTTTAATGCTCGGACGTAAACCCATCCTTTTTTTGGCTTTGGTACTTTAGTTAAAATCATAATTCTTCTTTTTTAGTTTTGCTTTTTATTTCTTCTAATAGTGTATTTAATAATTCAGGGTTATCTTTTAACACGGGAACCAAGTTATCTACTCCTTGTGCTACGGATGCATCCTCATACTTTAACCAGCTTCCTGATTTTTGTAAGACTCCTAATCTAACTGCGGAAGAAGCTACATCTGCTTCTATTGTGTAGCCTTCACCGTAGGTAAATTCCACAGCAACTTCTCTGTTTACTGTCCCTACTTTATTCTTAGTGCATTTTATTCGAATCATATTACCAAGGATTACTTCATCCTTGTTGCCTAAATTATCCTTATCTTTCTGTTTTTTCTTTGTAGATTTAAATAGCTCTAGTGTAAGTGAACTGTTGTGGTGTAAAGATCTACCACCTGGAACTACTGTATCGGGAGAATACTTGTTAGACTTATTCATGTTATCTCTAACTTGTGATAGTACAAACAAAGTTGTATTGTGCTGATTAGCCAAGCCTATAAAAATAGGCAGTTGCTCCGACATAACACGAGCCCTATTAGCCATAGTTTTTTCTTCAGCAGTTTTTTGTACTTGTTCTCCTGATGCAGAGTTGTTTATAGAATCTATAATTATAACATCAAACTCAGGTATTTTTTGTCTTATTATGTTACACATTTGTTCTGTGGTAGAAGGAATACAATGTGAAAAACTGTTAGGATTTGCTCCCAAACTTTCTATATAATCTGTTGTTAATGTTGCTTCTGTGTCAACGTAGAGTATTTTCTTACCTATATATTCTGCTAACTGTATAGTCAAACTAGATTTACCAGCCGAAGGCTCTCCCGCAATAAGTATCAACCTTCCTTTTGGAAAACCACCATCTGTTACATAGTCTATACTAGGTCTACCTGTTAATACTTTTTTAGGGTATCTAGGGTTTTCTCCTAAATTTACAATACCTCCTTCAGCATATAAATTGTTAAAACTTTCTAGAGCTTCATTTACTACCTCTTTCTTTTTTGCCATTTTTTATTTTTCTATCATGTGTAATCGCGAAGATATCGCATTTAATATCTGTTGAGTTGAGTTAAGTATAATCCTAACTCTCTCTTTTTGTCTTAGTGCTTTAACTACCGCTTCTTCTTTTTCTTTATTAGATATTCTAGCTAAACTCTCCATAACAGTAACAGTATTTTTACTGCCCTCCTCATCATATCTATTTTCTTCTATTAATTCAGCATAAGTCCTTTTGCGCTCCCAGTCTGCTTTATCATAATTACTCAATGCTGTCGATGCACTATCAGAAAGATAGAATAAAGTTAAAGATATATTTTCTCGCATATCCTGTAACTCTTTAGCGGAGTAAGAGGCTTTCTTTTCTGAATACTCTTTTATTAAATCTGATAACCTTATAAAAGGATGTTCTTTTTTAGACATTTCTGAATTTTTTAATTAGCTCTATATAATCCTGGTCTGCAAATATACGAATCTTTTTTGATTTAACTAGCAGATTATCAAATTCTTTTTTGCCTAATTTTTCTCTTAGCCATTCCTCATACTCTTTATGGTGTAGTGATTTATAGCCTTCAACTTGTATTTTTGCATCCCAAACATTGCTATCTTCACTTATCAAAAAAATATTGTTTAAGTCATATCTGGTATTCATACAAGCTCTGTCAATAAAGTGGGATACATTTATTTTTTCTTTTTTATAGTACTTGTTTTTTAACGGGCACTTTATCTCGTTTCTTCCATTCTTTTTTGCTTTACTTAATAAATATCTTCTTACCCAGTAATCACACATCTTTTTAAGTTGACTTTTACTTAGAGTTTTATAGTCCTCTGTGTTAAAATCAAAATTCTTTTTATACACCATTTAAAAGGGATCTTTATTTTTTACGGGCACACCAAACGGCAGTTTTAATACTCTGTAAATGGCAGCTTTTAATTCTGCACCATTCTTACCCCCAAATTTAAATTCTGTTTTTGGGTCAACCATCCAGAATAAATATCCCTCATGATTTCTTTTAACAATAGATACCTTAGTCCCCTTATGTTTTCCAAATGTAAATTCAGGGTCTTTTGGAAATGCAGAAGGATTTGTAAACTCTTTATAGTGGTCTTTTAAACTTTGCTTTGTTGGCACTAGGCTTCCACCTAAAGCGTAATCTGTTAAAAGCCTATCTCCACTAAACGCTGCCCAACCCCCAGCATAATCTGCGTTAAGAAACTCTAAATCCTCTATGGCACCAAACTTATTATAGTTACCTGAAATATCTACAATCTTAGCATCTTCTTTATCCTTATGTATACGTATAGCACGACCCAAAATTTGGTAGTACATTGTGTACGAGTTAGTTGGACGAGCAAGTACAATAGAGGAAAGTAATGGATAATCAAATCCCTGTTTAAGTATTCCTACGTTAACTACTGTTTGCAACCTACCACTTGTAAACTCTCTAATTACCCTGTCTCTAACTACAGTTCGTAACTTAGAATGTAACACCGCAGCATTATCTATTTTAGAAGCTACAGCCTCTGCTTCTTCTATAGATGTGGTATAAACTATGCAACTCTTTCTGCCTTCTTCTCGGAGCCTGTAAACGGCTTCTACACACTTCTGTTTTATATTATTAGCATCTGAAAATGCTGCTAGTGACTCTAAAGTATAATCAGAACCTGTTGTGTTTAACTCTAACTTTGTTTCATCAACGTTTTCTACATTGTAAATGAGCTTGGACCAGCGACCTTCTGCAATAACATCAGCCACTTGTACTACACTCTCCAATGTGGAGTAGATACATTTAAACTGCCGATTCATCATAGATAACCTGGCACCACCTGATGTTGGATTTAATCTCATGGGTGTGGCCGTAACCCCAACTACTTTACACTTTTTAAGCTTCTTAACAAACTTGTCTAATTGCCCTCCTCTTAAACTCGAATCATGTGCTTCATCTGCCAAGAGTACAACATCCTTGTTTTTAAAAAAATCAGCATGCTTAATCAGTGTGCCTATAGTAGCAAAAGTCACTTTAGACACATCATTTGAATTGAGGGATGCAGAACATAGGGAAGCTTCATAACCATAAGAAATATACTTCTCGTAGTTCTGTTTTACTAGCTCTTTGTTCGGTGCAATGTTTATGAAGTATTTCTCAGGGTATCTCATAGCAACATTAGCTATAACAATAGATTTACCAAAAGCTACAGGCATAGTAAAGATTCCCTTTTTAGATGTTTTGCTATCTATAAATTTTACTATCTTTTCTATCTCTATTTGTTGTGTCGGAAACGGTGTATACATCTTTATTTTTTTGTAATATTCTTATATGCTACTCGGTAATAAATTTAACTGTTTTAAATCACTTTTTATCTTCACTTTAAGTGACTTTACAGCATTCTCATTTATGTTTATTACAGAGAAATACTATTAAAATTTTATTTTTATGATTTACGAATAAACGGCATAACTTTGATCAGAAAAAATATTTTTTTCCAATTTTTTTTATTATTTCTTAAATTTTTTATATATACCATATATAAAATCCATACATAAGCTTACCC